TTTGAGTTTTGTCTTGCAAATTTTGCTGCAAGTTTGAGAATAAACTCTGCATGACTGTGTGCGAGCTTGCCTCTTTCGCAAGCAATATCACGCTCCACAAGAGAGTCTGACCTTTTAAGCCAGTTTTCAAGGGCATCTTTTGTATGTTGGGCTGCGGTTTCTTTTAATATATGAGTAACTGAGTGATATACGTTGTTCTCTGCATCGCGGTAAACTCTGTACGGTCCACTATTATCTTGAATTAAGTTCCATGTTCTGAGAGATGCTAGGGCATTTTGTTTGTCTAGCGTTCCCATGAATGGATAATAAATACACGTTCCCATAATTAATATATCGTAAAGTGGTTAATAGTCAAGAATTTTTAAGTCTTAATTCTTCCCTTTTCTTAATCTGCTCGTCAACAGTGTCTAACTCTTCTAGAGCTACTAAATCGTCTTTATACTCCCATCTAATTCTGCGTCTACAGTCAGGATATATGCGGTAGTGCAATTTTATTAAAGGAGTTAAATGTTTATTTGTAAAATCATAGTTTTCAGCAAATTTTGCAGCCCTATCTATTTTTCGATTAAGTAGGTAAAACTCTTCAAAATCAAACCTTAAATCACCTTTATGAGGTGTATATTTAAAACCCATCAAACCATCTTTTCTTTCATCGTGTCCTCCACCGCTAGGAGTCTCTAGATCACAGCTATAACAATAAAGATAGTCGTCTTGGACATAATCAAAAGATATAAAACCAGCACATCTAGGACATATTTGACGAGTTTCCAAAATATCCGATGGCTGACCAGACAACAAAAAAGTTTTTGTGCGAGATTCTCTCTCGTCAGACTCTATCATTTTTTTAAATTTACTAAACTTATCGCTAGAGATAATGTTTCGAGGTTTTATTTCGATCCATATATCTTTACCCTGTGGACTTCTTATTAAAAAGTCTGGGAGATAACATAATTTAGGGTCTTTCTTACCTTCTTCCCCTAAAAAATAACCTTCTGGCTCATAAAGCCATTTTAGTCCTAGTAATTCAAAAAATATGGCCCAACGAGCTTCTAAACGTGAACGAAAAGTAGTATCTCTATATTTAGTGGGTATAGGTTTTAGTGTTGACATTTTTGCAACTAATAAAAAAGAGGGCTGTTAGGCCCTCTATGAATGGGGATTATTCTTCTTCTTTAAAGGGATTACCACCTTTAAGAAGTCGCTCTAGGTCGAACTCTTTTTCTGCTTCCCATGCTTCATCTACAGCTTTAGCCATAGCTTTTTTCAGTGGGGCAGCTTGCACAGTATATTTTGTATCTGTGCCTTGTCCTTCACGAGATAGATAGAAGTCACACTCTGTCATATCTTCGTAATCTTCTAGCTGACTGATTACATCAAACTGCTGAGTGATAGTTTTTTGAGTCCATGAAAATACCTGTACACGTTCCAAATCGTAGTTATATACGGGAACTGCGTGAGCTATCTTGCAGGGCTCATTCATCTTGCCATCTCTGGAAAGTGATCTAACGTAGTCATCACCAAGTTTTTCTGTTATATCCTCTGCGGTAGGATCTTCAGCAAAACGGAATGGTTTACGTCTTTCTGGATCATTAACTTCATTACCCCATAGTTCGTAGAACATGAAAGGCTCTTCTGCTAATAATTTAAAACGAACTTTTTGTCCGCTTTTTATACTTGATGGATTCAAGTAATCGTCTTTTGTGCTACTTGAAGATGCAGCATCTTCTCTAGCGACTGTTGAAATAAAAGGCATAATGCGTGTTGGCTATTAAAGCCTGAGTTGCATTACTATTGTAGTACATAGACAAATCAATGTCAATGATATATAATAAGAAAACCCTAAAGGGTGGAGTTCCTTCAGGGTTTCAACATATAGGCTACAGTAGGTATTGTAACACATGAGTAACAAAAATTTCATACCCGAAATTCCATTGACATGGCTGACTTGTCCAATATATGCCGAGGGTGTATTACTACCGAAGAGAAACGAAGCGAGTCCAGATAGATACTCTGACGGTAAAGTTCCCTTTGGTAGAGCGTGGAAAGAAGAACTTACGGTAAATGATTCTGCTCTCATGATTGAGCGAGAACCTGAAAAGTTTAAAGCGATTGGTGTATTTACAGGTCAGAAGTCAGATGGTCTTGTGATATTTGACGTAGATAGAAATTTGGGTGCCATTGAAAAGAAATGGGGTAAGGATCTTAAGAAAGCACCAAAAGTTACATCACTTAGAAAAAATGCTGCTAAATTTCTTTTCAAAGTTCCACAGGATCTTGTAACTGAAGTTGCTTCTATATCACAGACTGCTGCTGGACAAGAAGGTTGGGAAGTTCTATGGGGAGGTCAGGGTGTAATAGCTGGTGAATATTACAAAAAAGGAGTAGGTAAAGGCAAATATAAATTAGAGGGTGATCTGTTTGACGTTCCAGTTGCTCCTGAATGGTTGCTGTCTCGTATGAAAGATCAGTACAAAAAGAATAATCAAGATGTTGATATTAAATATGTAGATAACAGATGGAGTAAACGTACCAAAGAAGAGAGAATTGCGATTGTTAGCGGTTGCTTGAGTGTCATCGGACACAAAGGACCTAACCAAGAACATTATTGGTGGGAGATAGGTGCGATGATAAACAACGAGCTACCAGGAATTGAAGGTCTAGAACTTTGGAGAGAATGGTCTAAGAAAGATCCTGACTATGAACACTGCTGGGAGGATGGTGAAGATCCTTGTGCTGCTAGATGGTATGCGACATGGAGAAATGATGGTGCTAGATACAACATGGCTCATCTTATAGATTTAGCAGATAGGGTCGATCCAGATAGAAAGAGATTTAAACAGGTTGGTTTAGACAAACTTATAGATGAAGTGATGGCTATACCTCTTAGATACAAAGAAGAAGTACTGGATGGTGAAGATCTCATTCAGCGATATATGGATATTGACAATGATCCTAAGAATGAGAACCCTGCGTTACATAATCAAGCGGTCCATAAATTAGCTATAGAGGCAAAGCGTGGTAATGCTGCCGAGATTGAAAGATTAGTAGATACTCACGAAATGTTTAATAGAACTAAGGGTCAGAAACCTTTAGCTGTTGAAGAATTAGATGATACACCTTTTGAGTATTTGATTCCAGGATTGCTGCCTAAACCGTGGACTCTGCTAGTTCATGCAGATGGTGGTACAGGAAAAACTGCTATGTGTCAGACAATAGCCAAGCATATTGGACACGGCAAAGCTTTTAACGTTTACGGTGCTTTAGTTAACGTGCCATCTGGTAAGGTTCTTTGGTTGAATGGGGATCAGAACGAGAGGATACTGCGTAGGCAGATGAAACTTATTGGCTGCGATAGGAATGTTCGAGTAGTTACTGAGTGGGATATGCAGTGGTATAGCAGATTTAAAAAGATGCAGAATAAATATGCGTATGATCTAGTGGTTATTGATAGTTTGGATGGTTGTAATGACAGCAACCCATACGAAGAAAATAGGAGGGAATATGCGCTACCTATCAAGAAACTTGTTAGAAGAAATGGACAGGATTTTCCTGCTTGTTCAATAATTATTATTCATCACAACACCAAGGAAGGTAAGTTTAGGGGAACTACTGCAATTAAGAATGCGGTGGATGAGACATGGAATATGCGTAAGTTGTCGATGAATGATGCTGCTGAAATGGGTCTTACAGCAAATAGCAGATTAGTTAGCGTTGAGAAGTCCAGGGAGGACCGTGAAGGGCTTCGGATGATATTTACCCTGTTACCTGATTACACATACTCTATAAGCCCTGCACCAGACCATACAGAAGAGGTTGTGATAGACACTCCAAACAAACATACTTTGGATATATTGCGTTTGATGAGGACAGAAACTAAACCTTGGTGCGTGAAAGATTTAGTTGAGCATGATGCTGTAGGTGGATCTCATAGAAAACGTGCCATAGTTTATAGCTTAAATAAATTAGAAGATCAGAAATTAATTGAAGAAGTTGACGTTCCAAAAACTAAAAGTAGAGGAGGTAGACCATCTAAATTTTATAAAGCTGTTGGAAAAGAATTACCAAAGGCTTTTAGTTCCCTCGCGCGTGATATACCCCGAAATGGTGTGTATAAACCTAATAATGTAGATACTGGAACGGATTTGAATAACAATGAGATTTGTAAAAACCCTAGTTTTGTAAAAACCTCTGATGATAAAATAGGTTTATACAAAGAAGAGGTTAATACAAAACCGATTGTTGTTGAAAACCCTTTCACTGGAACGGAAGAGGGTTTATACACTGATCCTTCTGGGTATATAGAGAGAAATGAAAAATTCTGGGAGAGCTAATCATTGGACAACAGAACTATAAATGTCACTATTTTTGAGGAAAAATATCCCTCAGATGATAGTCCGTTAGCTACTGTGCGTTATACAGAATATGATTATCTAAGAAAAAAAGTTGAAAAGGTAAATCAGGTTGAATATTTTGATCCTGACCATTTTCACAGTCAAGTACTACAAGCTGTTAAATGTGGACTTGATGTTTCTATATGCACACAGCTTAGTGTTAAAACTTTACAAAAGAAGTTAAATATGTGGACAAATTAGTTCTAATGTTCGACAATAGTAGAACTCAGTACATATTTATATGGAATTTAAAGAAGAGGAAGTAGTAACTAAAAAATCTACTATTGATGTTCAATCAGGAGAAGTGCATAAAGTTTTTGAAAAAGATAATACTGTCAGTGTTGTATTTCAGGAAGAGAAAGATGATGTACTTATTAAATGTGTTTTAAATCTTACCAAAGATCAACTTGCACATATAAATAGAGAACATAATATAAAACCTCTGGCAAAAGAACAGCTACAGGCAATACACGCAAAGAATGATGCAGCAGAAATAAAAGAAGCTGCGTTAGTTCCTGCTGATCCTGTAGTAGAGATTACAATTCCAGCTAAATTAAATACACCTATAAAACAGTTACCATCACAGAGCTATCCTCCTTTAAACTGGAAAGATAAAACACCAGAAAGAGAAGCTAAATTATATAGAAGTAAAATAGATCCTGATAGGATCACTATGCTTTTGGAATATGTATTTAGATGGCATAAAAGAAATAAATACCACAAATCCAGGAAAGATAAAAGTTGTAATTTAGCTCATTTCTTGAAAACATATTTACCAAAAAACAACAATATGGACTTTCAGACTTGTAGACGTATCTATCTTGCTCAGACTTATAAAGAAGTTACAGTAGGCTACAGGCAACAATGGGTTGATTTAGTACATGATCTAGATAACCGAGGTTATCATAACGAAGTTCCCGATTACATACGAAAGCATTACATAAGTTGACAAATGTGCTACAGTAATAAAGCATATATTTAAGGTTCTTCCATGACCTCAACAATTACCAAACAGGAATATTCTGTTTATTACGGAATATCAGAACTAAAAAGATTGCATACTGCTCACAGTATTGCATTTGATACAGAAACATTACAGCTACAACCAGAAGAAGGCAAGCTCCGACTGATTCAGTTGGGGTCTTTTTCTTCTCGAACCATAATAGTTATTGACTGCTTTGAACTAGAGCGTAGTGATTGGAACTATTTAGAAGAATTTTTCAGTAGTACCAATAGATACTGGTTAGCACACAACGCAGTGTTTGATCTCGGCTGGTTACAGGAACATGGCATACATCCCGAAGGATTTGTTAGATGCAGTATGTTAGCCAGCAGATTACTTACCAATGGTATTCCACAAACTAAACACGGTCTTGATGCACTAGCTAAAAGACAGCTAGATATGAATGTATCTAAAGAACAGCAAAAGTCTGATTGGGGTGCTGAATATCTATCCAAAGAGCAGCTAGTCTATGCTGCAAAAGATATTGAAGTACTACTTGAGTTAGATCATGTACTAGAGAGAAAGCTACGAAATGCACAGTTAGACAGAGCTTTTACCTTGGAATGTAGAGCACTTCCAGCTATGGCGCAGATGTGGAGAACAGGGTTACCCTGGAATAGAGAAGAGTTAGATCAGTGTCGTATTGATTATGAAGATGACATTAAAGAACTTGGTAATGAATTTATTAGAGAACTTGATAATGACTTACCACCTGGAAAAAAGCTACCTAGAAATGAAGATGGCACATTTAATCTTCGTGCGAAAGACCAAGGATCAAAGAGATTAGGTACTAAAAAATATGCAGGATTCAATATTAAAAGCTCTAAACAATTATTAGAAAAGCTTGAGTTAGTTCTTGGTTATACACCAGTGAACAATGAAGGTAAGCCTAGTGTTGCTAAAGATGCTTTGAAGAATTGTGCTGCTGATTCTCCTACGATCCAAACACTTATGACTTGGAAACGT